AATTGGCTCAGAGAAAACGGTCTGGACGATATCATCAAGAACGATGTCGTTGTGACGTTTGGTAAGGGCGAAGACAACATTGCCGGCAATCTTGTTGGGCAGTTGCAGGAGAAGGGTTTTGATCCGCGGACCAAGACACACATCCACGCTTCAACACTCAAGGCTTTTGTAAAAGAGCGGGTAACAGCAGGTAAGCACATCGATTTGGACATGTTCGGAGCGTTTGTTCAAACAGCAGCAGAAATTAAGAGGAAAGCATAATGGGTGCTACTAAACAGATGATCATTGAGCAGATGGAAAAAGACGGTGAGGAATACACCGATGAGTACGGTGGTTTCATGGACAATGACGAGACAGAATTTGAAGAGCTTACTAATATTCCTAGCCGTAGTAATGAGGCTGAAGAAGAGGAAATGAAAAAGTTTGGCTCAACAAAAAGGGAGAAAAGTAATGGGTAACGCAGTAGCTAATAAAAAAAGTGCAGAGTTAAGCACAGATATTCTTGACGATATCTTTGAAACCGCAGGTGAAGGTGCCTCATTTAGTAGTGACGAGATGGCGATCCCGTTTGTTCGCTTGCTTCAGCCTATGAGCCCTCAGATCAACAAGAAAAAGCCTGAGTTTATTCCCGGCGCTGAACAGGGTGATGTGTTTAACACCGTTACTGGTCAGTACTGGCCCGGCGAAGAGGGTATAAAAGTTATCCCGTGTTATCAAACAACGGAGTACTTGGAGTTTGTGCCTATTGATTTGGGTGGCGGGTTTAAGGGCAAAGTTCCTACTGGTGATCCGTTGATTAACCAGACCAGACGAGAGGGTATGAAAGAAATACTGCCCAACGGCAACGAACTCATCAAGTCGGACCAACATTTCTGTTTGGTTTTGGATGATGAAGGATCCTATCAACCAGCTATCATTGATATGAAGTCTGCTAGCCTTAAAATCAGCCGGCAGTGGAAGACTAAAATCTCTATGCAAAAGGTTAAGAACCCAAAAACAGGGCAACTTGCTGTACCTGCTGTGTTTGCTACGATCTGGCGTATGTATTCCGTGGAAGAAACCAACGACAAAGGAACGTGGAACAACTGGGCCACGGAACCTGTTGGTTTAGTACCTCCGGAGAGTCGTCACCTTTTCTTGGCGGCTAAAGACTTCCGAGACTCTATTCTAGCTGGAGAAGTAAAGGCCGCTGCGGATCCCACAATTAATCCCGAAGGATCTGGCAACGCAACTGGTGCGCCATACAAGGACAATGAAATCCCTTTCTAAGAACGTAAATAAAGAATCACGCTAACGGCGTTAGCGTGAATCTTTTTTAGGAGGGATTATGTCTCAAGCAAAAAAGTTAATGGATGCGTTCTGCGGATCGATAGCGGCGCACGGTACAACCACTGTAGGCAGGGTTGGACGCAACGGCAAAGCCGAGGCGAAGAGTATGATTGTTCGCGGTCCTTTGACCGATGAGTTAGTACAGGATCACATTGAGGGCCGTCAGGGTGTGGGATCTATACCTATTACCCAAGATAATCTGTGCATGTTCGGGGCTCTGGACATTGATACCTATGATCTCAACTTGGTGGAGTTAAATGCCAAGGTTCAAAAGCTAGGGTTGCCCCTGGTGTTGTGTCGTTCCAAGTCGGGCGGCGCCCACCTCTATTTGTTTCTCAAGCAGTGGGAGCAAGCGGCCATGGTTCGAGAGTATCTGACCGAGATGTCTGTTGCCTTGGGGTTCTCCGGTTGTGAGATCTTTCCAAAGCAGGACACTATCTTGGCGGAGCGTGGGGATGTGGGCAACTTTATAAACATGCCGTACTTTGGGGGGGATGTAACCACACGCTATGCCTTGGATAAGAAGGGCGAAGCTATGGACATGGCGCAGTTCTTTGCTGCGGTTGATGCAGCAAGGATAGACATTCCAGAGTTAAATGAACTTCAGTTTGGTGGAGAGAGAACACACTTTACTGACGGGCCGTACTGCTTGGAGATCATTACTGGGCAGGGCTCTGTTACTGAACACCGGAACACGTTTATGTTTAACGTTGGCGTGTACTGCCGGTTGAAGTGGCCTGACAATTGGAAGAAGCATCACGAAGAATACAACAGGACGTTATGCAGCCCTGCCCTTGAGGCAACTGAGATCGTTGCGTTGCAGAAATCGTTGATGAAGAAAGAGTACTTCCTGCAATGCAGTGTGTGTCCGTTGAAAGATCACTGTGATGTACAGATCTGCAAGTCGCGCCAATTTGGCGTGGGTAACTCGGCCCCAGATCGGGCCAACCTTGGTGGTCTGACAGTCATGTTATCGGAGCCTCGGCATTACTTCATGGATGTAGATGGTCAGCGGCTTCAGCTAACTGTTGAGCAATTGCAGAACCAAGGTCTTTGGCAGCGGTCATGCATGGAGCAACTCAACTTCATGCCGCCTCAAGTTAAGCCACAAGATTGGCAGGTTGCAATCAACACCCTGATGAAGAACTCGGTCACCATAGATGTGCCTCCGGAACTCACGATCAAGGGGCAGTTCCATGAGATGCTGAAGACGTTTTGCACAAGTCGGATTAGGGCTCTGTCCCCAGAAGAAATGGAGATGGGCAAGCCGTGGACCGAGGACGGCGTGACGTACTTTACGATGGCTGGCTTGGAACAGTTTCTCAAGAACAGGCAGTTCACACATTACAAAGCGGTTCACATACAGGAACAGTTGAAGACGCTGAACGATGGAGGGGAGTGCTACCTTAAAAAGAATATTAAAAAAGATGACGGAAGTCGAAAACAATTACGTGTCTGGCATGTGCCGGCATTTGAAGATGAAGAAATAAAACTGGAACCAAAGGAGTTTAGTGATGACATCCCCTTCTGAACAACGAAAGCTGCTGAAGATTGCGGAAATAACCGAGTGGTTGGGGGTATCCCATTCCACCATTTACAAGTGGGTAAGCGAGGACATCTTTCCACAGCCCATATATCTTGGACCGGGCAAGGGCGATAAGAACAGCGCCACCCGTTGGGTCGAGGAAGAAGTTCTGGAGTGGCTGGCTCAACGTCCACGCGGTAAAGAGTGATGTCCGAGGAGATGCTCTTAGGTCCGCCTGGGTGTGGTAAAACGTACAGCCTTATACAGCGCGTACAAGAAGCCTTAGAGGACGGTGTTGACCCTGAACAGATAGGGTTCATGTCCTTTACAAAGAAGGCCGTACAAGAGGCCGTTGAGCGGTCGTGTGGCAAGTTTGGGTTTGACGAGAAACGTCTGCCTTACTTCCGCACCCTGCACTCGATTGGGTTCCGCGCTTTGGGTTTGGTATCTGGTGACATGCTAGCCAAGGACGATTGGCGCAAGCTGGGCCATGGTCTGGGTTTGTCGTTTGATAATGCAGAAGGCGCCGCACCTGATGACGGTATTCTGATCCCTGCCATTGGTGGTGACGGCGGCAAGTACATTCAGTTGATCGACCGGTCCAGATACAGGTTGATTGCAATGGAGCAAGAGTTCAACGAGGCTGAGGATTGGGATCTATCGTTTCCAAAGATGAAGCAGATCGAGGTCAGTGTTGCTTTGTANAAAAGCAAGTTNGGTAAGATGGACTTCGTTGATCTGATTGAACAGTACCTGAACGTAGAACCACCGTACTTGAAGCTGCTGATTGTGGACGAGGCCCAAGACCTTACTCCCTTGCAATGGGAGATGGTGGATCACATGAAGGCCAACGCGGAGAATGTGGTGTATGCAGGGGACGATGACCAAGCCATTCACCGATGGACCGGCGTTGATGTTAATCGTTTTATCAACGCGACAGATAACAAGACAATCCTATCACAGTCGTACCGGTTGCCTCGGGCCGTTTGGTCTTTGTCTCAGCAGATTGTAAAGCGGATCGACAACCGGATTGAGAAAGAGTTTCTACCCATGGAGGAAGAAGGCTTGGTTGAATACCACCTAAGCCGGCACACAATTCCGTACCACAAGGGTTCGTGGACAATCATGGCTAGAACCAACAGTTTTGTGCGTGAGTTTGCAGAGTCTTTAAGGGAAGACGGATACCTGTACAGTGTTAAGGGTCGGCCTTCGATCAACCCAGATGCAGTAGATGTGATCGTTGCTTGGCGCGATCTGCAAGCAGGTAACCCTTTGTCGTTGCGCCGCGTTAAAAAGATGTATGCGTCTGTACCAAAGCAGGGGGACTATGCTGTTGTAAAGCGGGGCTCTGCTAGATTGTTAGACGCTGCGGACCCAGAAGCGATGTTGGATTACGAAACCTTGGTGCGTGATTATGGAATGATTGCTCCGTTATATACGGATGCAATGGATGTGGCACGGTTTGGTAAGGAACAGAAGCTATACGTCCGGTCAATTGAAAGACGAGGGGAAGACATCACCCAACCCCCTCGCCTTAAAGTATCAACTTTTCATGCCATGAAGGGAGGAGAAGACGATAATTGCGTAGTGTACCTAGGGATACCAAGAGTGTGCGCTCAAAGCAAATATCCAGATGACGAGCATCGGGCATTCTATGTGGGCATAACACGCGCCCGAAAAGAATTGCACATACTAGATACAGATAAGAGGTATAAGTACCAGCTATGAATAGAGAAGATTTACTAGACGATGCGTGGAGCAAGATCAACGGGGATCGAGAAAAAGAATACGGCGATGTATACAACAGTTTCACCACCATATCTTTGGGATGGGACATAATTACGAAGAACGCTCTCGCCACGCATGGGTGTGTAAGCCCAATGCATGTTGGTCTGATGATGGATTGGCTGAAGACGAGCCGACTGTTGGTGAACATAAACCATGAAGATTCGTGGATCGATAAGATTGGGTATTCCGCCCTGTCTGCGGAGGTTGCAGACCAGTATAATGATTGGGAGGAAGAGGAGGAAGAAAAGTCATTAGAAGAGTATCTTCAGGAGGTTCCACCAGAAGGAGTGGTGGTGGAGGTAGAGATAGAGGAAGAGCCTCCTGTTTGGGATGGTACAATTCAAAATGTGGAAACAAAGAAATGGGTGAATGAAGCAACGAAGTATGCCAAAGAGTTTGCCGAGCGAGAAAAGAAATACTTGGCTGAAAAAGGTGTTCTTGAAGTTTATAAAGAGCTTCTAAAGATTGCTACGTTAGACGAATTAGATGCCATGGCGAAGTATATTCCTGAACCTAGGCCCATGACCCGCAAGCGTTTAGCCGCATACCTAGAGCCGGGTCTTAATGAATTGTTCGGCACTGAGTATGATCCATATGTTGAGCCAAAGACATGTCAGAAGATTGATGGTCGAAACGGCAAGCCTTGTGGGCTCCCGTTAGTTGGTAGACAAAAGAAGTTCTGTAGTAAGCACGTTCCAAAGAGTACCAAAGCAGCAAGGAAAGCCTATGGCAAGAGATCGAAAAGACAAGTCAACGATCAACTATCTTGATCGGATGGACATTGACCGGTTAGATCCTGATTGGAACATACCAACAGAGTACCCTGATCTAACAGGATACAAGTCTATCGCAGTTGATTTGGAAACAAGCGATCCAAACCTCAAGTCTCTCGGACCCGGTTGGGCCCGAGGGGATGGTTTCATCGTGGGCATTGCTGTAGCTGCAGGAGATTACAAAGGCTACTTTCCCATACGTCACCAGAACGGACACAACCTAGATCCCAAGATGACCATGCGGTGGTTTGCAAAGCAGATGGATACTCCGCGGATCGACAAGATCATGCACAACGCCACGTATGATGCCGGTTGGTTGCAAGCGGAAGGCATCGAGATAAAGGGTCGGATCATTGATACCATGATTACCGGCGCCATTGTGGACGAGAACCGGTTTTCCTACAGCCTTAATAATCTAGGCCGTGATTGGATCGACATGCGTAAGGACGAGAAGGCCCTTCGCGCAGCGGCCCGTGATTGGGGGTTTGATCCTAAGTCTGANATGTGGCGCCTACCTCCGATGGACGTTGGACCCTACGCGGAACAGGATGCTTTAATGACGCTCAAGNTATGGGAGCGGTTGAAGATAGAGGTAGAGAGGCAAGACCTCTGGGCCATATGGGAACTGGAAACAGGGCTCATTCCCCTCATGCTTAAAATGAAAACCAATGGCGTTAGAGTAAACATCGATCAAGCAGAGCAGGTGCGGAAAGAACTGAAGGGTCGAATCACCGGGCTAAAGAAATCCATTCGTGATGAGACAGGTGTGGACCTTGAGCCATGGGCCGCGGCCTCTGTTCAGAAGGTCTTTGATTCACTGGGCTTGGAGTACGCTAAGACCGAAGCTGGCAATGCTACCTTTAACAAGCAGTTTCTAAACATGCACCCTCANCCTGTAGCACAACAGATCGTTAAGCTGCGGGAGTTTGACAAGGCNGACAGNACGTTCATCGACACTATCCTGCGGCACTCACACAAAGGCAGGATCCACTGCGAGTTTCACCAACTCCGGAGCGATGACGGCGGTACAGTTACGGGTCGTTTCTCATCGTCCAACCCTAATCTCCAGCAAATTCCTGCACGGGACAAAGACATTAAGAAGATGATCCGCGGATTGTTTATCCCCGAAGATGGATGCAAGTGGGGTTCGTTTGATTACTCTAGCCAAGAGCCACGGTTGTTGGTTCACTTTGCGGCTAGCTTGAATGACGATCACCGGCATCAGATGGTGGATGGTATTGTTGATGAGTGGCAAACCAAGGACATCGATCTGCACCAGATGGTTGCTGACATTGCCGGCATTGATCGGAAGTCTGCAAAGACTGTGAACCTTGGAATTATGTACGGCATGGGTAAGGCCAAGCTAGCCGACCAGTTGGACATCAGCGTAGCCGAGGCCACCACACTGCTTCAGACGCACCAGAGCAAGGTGCCTTTCGTTAAGGGGCTAGCAGAGATTGCAAGCACTCGCGCCTCTCAGCAGGGCTCTATACGCACTCTACTGGGCCGTAGGTGCCGGTTTGATCTGTGGGAGCCTAGAACGTTTGAATACAACAAGCCACTGGCTCTAAAGGAAGCACAAGAGAAGTACGGCATGTACCTGCGGAGGGCGTTTACATACAAGGCGCTGAACAAGCTGATCCAAGGATCCGCTGCGGACCAAACCAAGAAAGCTATGGCTGATTGCTATGCCGAGGGATTAGTTCCTATGCTCACGGTCCATGATGAACTATGCTTCTCGGTAGAAAGCCAAGAGCAAGCCTCTAAGATTACCGAGATCATGGAGACAGGCTTATCACACATACTCAAGGTTCCGTCTAAGGTAGACGAGGAACTCAAGGACAACTGGGGAGAGATCGAATGATGGAAGAGAAGATTGATACCGTAGGTTTTAAACAGATGCACCCCATGCAGGTTCAAGCCCTGTTGAAAGTGGTAGAGAGAACCATGCGCCTTGCTGTCTGTTCAGACGATGACGATATCATCGAGGATGTAACCGAACACGTTAACGATATGATCCAGTTGTTCGGTGGCCTTGGTGTGAAGGTCGATGTTATGGATTAAGGCGGCGCTGTATCTCTTGGTCCTGCGGGTTAGGCAATACCGTGGGGCCTGGGGGCAGGGGGGGTAGTGCGGGGATTGGAACGAATGGTCTTGTCGGCGCTGATGTTGTTGGCGCCGCGGGAATTGGAACGAAAGGCGTTGCGGGAACTTCTTCTAGTTGTGTAGTGGTATCTGGATCTCTAGCACCAGGGTCATCATCAGGCGCAAGAGAAGCGCCACGCATTAACTTTCTAATCTCATTTATTCTTTTGCTTACAAGCCTAAACTCGTCTTGAGTTCCTGCCTTACGCATTTCTTTGCGGTTTTTAGAGCTAACTTTAAACGGATCAAACTGTCCACGCATAACCTTACGGGCGCTAGAACCAATATTGCTATCCTTTAATACTCTACGCATTTCGCTGTCGGACAAACCCATGGCCCGGAGATCCTCAAACATCTGATAGTATCTCTTGTCGTTCCGCAGCTTTGCCTCATTACCTTTAATGAACGCATCCTCAAACTCCGATGCAGTGGTTCCAGAGTCATCGGCCACCCTGTTAAACATCTGCTTTGCTTCGGTTTGACCGCGTTGAAAACGGTAGCCCCCAAACTCTAATCCTTTCTTAGGATCAAACTCTAGAGTGCTTACGCCAGATCCAGCCCTGATTAATTCAGTTAGTAGTGTTCTTTCGCGGCCAAACTTATCTTCAGACTTAATTCCAAAGAAAGTTCCTTCCTCTGTTCCTACCAGCCCACGGGAGAACCTGCCTGCCACGGGAGCGCCACCTTTAAAGTCCATTGGTAAAAAACCAGGCATCATGGTGTTTGCCACATGCATAAAGGATTTAAAGCCCTTGGTCAGGTTAGAATCAAGAGAGTTAAATATTTGAGCGCCAGACTTTGTTCTACCGTTGTTCCGACTAGCCGCATTGTATACGTCAATCGCCGCTTCAGTTATGATAGCCTCATCCATAAACGGAGCAAAGAACTCACCCATCGTGGAGAACATAACGTTAGTTACTGCATCCGCGGGATCTTGGCCTTCCTTAATAGCCTTATCACCCTCGTTCATAGCACGGTTCATAAATCGAGTTAGAGTATCATATGGGTTCAACGTACTGTAGTTGACGTACTGGATCTTACCGTCTTCATCTTTTCCAACAGGCACTAGGACCGCGCCCTTTTCCCACTGTGGAGCAAAGGATCTTTTGTATGCTTTCATCTCTTCTCGGTCTACACCTGAGAACTGGTACGCCGCCTCTACCGCAGCGACAGGTGCAGCTATGGTCGTTGCACCAAAGCTCATCAGCCTGTTACGTCCTCTAGCCTTTATTGCGGCGATGCCTGAGTAATAATCATCTAAACCCTGTTGAACAATGTTAAACCCAGTACGCAGTATCTCAGCAGGNAANGTAATNAAGTTACCAAACGGCAACCGGCGCCCAAACTTAACTAGCTCCGAAGCACCTTTGGTATAGTTTGGTAGTGTATCTCTGACGATCTGGGCAGCGCGGTGCTTTAACAACTCTTTGTAGGCATCTTTACTGGGGGTCATGCTTAAATCAAGAGGTACATCAGTTCCGTTTTTGGTCAGATACTTTATCGCAGTTTTTTCATCTACTGTGTCCAACGCCTTAGCTAGCTTCATCTCCTCAGCAGCATAGCTCATAAACTTCATGACATCATCGCCGCCTTGGTATAGCCCTTCAGCGTAATACCCTGCTTTACCAAATGCCTTTGCTACCTTTGATTTTGCGGCAAGACCCGCTGCTTTTTTACCAAGCAACCCTTCTATTGCAGTGCTTGGAGCATCGCTTGCTCGATCAATACCCTTACGCAGGGCGTCTTGTATTTCTCTTAACTCTGCATTCGTGCCAATGACCCCACGGTTCTGGGCGTCCATAAGAAGTTCAAGAACCCGGTCATCGCCGCCCTTAAATATGTTGGCAGCAACTAATTTAAAAGCATCTGCGGAACTGGCGCCACGGCCCAACGGTGCGTAAGGAAGGTTGCCATTAGCAAGCATAAAGGCATGACCAGTTGTAAAGTTACGCACCATCGTAACAGGAGATAGAATTGTTTTAGAGTATTGAGATAAGGCTTTGCCTCGAACAAACGTGTTTAAAGCGCCTTGAAATAGTTGTGTTGCGGCATCTGCCTCAGACCACACCTTGTTTGTCAGGCTGTTATAGATATCCTCGGGAACGTAATACCCATCAAGAGATCCCCACCCAGAGCGGCTGATCATCTCATCCAGTTTCTTTACATCTTGTATTGCTGCGGGGCCAGCCATGGATCCAATGCCACCTTCGCCGCCAAGCTGGACGTAACCCTTGTTCTTTAATGCTGTCTTTGCCGCTTCAGATGTGACCTTTTCAGGGCCAATAAACAAGCGGCCAATACCGTCATTGTTTTTAGCCATGTTTGCAACCGATGTTTGCATACTATCAACGGCCGTAAACTGCGCTAGGTCCGCTATTGTTTTTAGGTAAGCCTCTCTGGGATCCGTTACCTCTCCCATTAATCTGCGTAACTCGGGAGCTATCTTCTTCCGTTGGATAAACATACCAGTATCCAAGCGATCCTTAGCTACACGCCCTGCGCCCTTCTTGGCAGTAGATCTGTTAAGTACTCTGTATTGGTCGAGAAAAGCATCTCTTGCTTTTTTTGCTACTTCGTCAGTAACTTTTCCGCCAACAGTAACTTTAAGATCGTCACCTCCGCCAGACACCGTTAAGCCATTTCGTTTTATAAAGTCATCAGTAAACAGGGTATTGTTGATGTCTGCTTTTTTAATTTCTGACAACATCTTTTCTGTGAGTTTATCGTTTCGTTTAAAATACATCCTTGCAACATCAAGTGTTTCGTCATCTGGAATATACTTAGAGTCTTGAAATACTTTAAAGTCTCTCCGCAAGTATTCCTCGGA